TGAGAACACCAGAGGCAGAATTTCGGACTAAACGCTGTAATCAGTGGGTTTCAACGCAATCTGCATGGCTTCCGACAGGTTCTTGGGAGAAATTAGCCGAAGATTTTGAGATTTCGGTTGATGAGGACTATGTTTTGGGCTTTGACGGCTCTTATGCGTCAGATTCCACCGCTTTATGCGTTTGCACCATCCCAAAAGACGGTGAAAAGCCAAAAGTGAAGCTAATTCGCACTTGGGAGAAGAACTTTGGCGTAGATGACGATTCTTGGCGGGTTCCAATGGAAGAAGTCAAGCAAACAATCATTGATTACACCCAGAAATACCCAAAAGTCCGTGAAATAGCCTGTGACCCCTACCGTTGGGCATCAATGATGCAAGAACTTGACGAGTTAGGGCTTCCGATTGTCGAATACAAGACCAACTTGCTAAATCTGATGATTCCAGCAACTCAAAAAGTGTTCGATGCGGTGATGGAACAGACTTTCATGCACGATGGCAACCCAGCTCTGGCTCGGCACATTGACAACTGCGTCATCAAGATGGATCACCGAGGACAGAGAGTGACAAAAGAGAGCAGTAACTCAAAGAAGAAGATTGACAACGCTATCGCCTTCATTATTGCCTACGACAGAGCAACTGTGGGTAGAATGGAAGAGGTAGTGCCACAAGTATTTGTATAGGCGGTTATTTTGGCAACAGTTTTACAAATCGCAGGAGCCGCACTGGTAACAATAGGCGTAAGCGTTATTTTCCTGCCAGCGGGACTAATCGTAGGCGGTATTGCCACTTTAGTATTCGGTTTAGCGATGGAGCGAGTAAGTGCTTAGTAGATTATTTGAAAAACGAGCAATCTCGTTTCAAACCATCTGGGGATCTGGTGACTTCCTAGAAACTCAGAGCAACGCTGGGGTCAGGATTGATTCCGGCACTGCTTTGCATGTCAATCCAGTCTTTTCGGCTGTCTCACTCATCAGCGACACAATCTCGACACTACCCGTAGATGCTTACATCCGCAGAGACGGTGCTCGCTTTGCTTTCCGCCCAAGACCATCATGGATTACTAAGCCAGATGTTGACACAACCAAGGAAGCCTTCTACGGCTCAATCATTGTCTCGCTCTTGCTAGACGGCAATGCATTTATTCGGTTGTATTCAAATCAGTCGGGCGAAATTGTCAACATGACAGTTCTAAACCCGATGGATGTTGAAATCAAACGCAATGGCATCGGTCAGGTCGGCTTTGTCATCAAAGAAGAGAAGAGAATGCTCTCTTCAGACGAGATTGTCTTTATTCCCGATGTAGTTCGCCCAGGACACATCCGTGGAGTGTCAAGAGTAGAAGCACTGAAGGAAAACTTCGGTCTAGCTAAGGCACTAGAGAACTACGCAGCTAAGTTCTTCGGTTCAGGCACTCAGACCTCCGGTGTCATCGAGATTGACGGCAACCTATCGGCAGATCAAGCCAAGGTCATGCAAGAAGCATTCGATTCACGCCACAAGGGATGGGCAAAGGCACACAAGACAGCAATCCTGTCTGGTGGGGCGAAATACAAGCCAACCAATGTGCCAAACGACCAAGCTCAGTTCCTGGACAGCCGCAGAATGGCTGTCGAAGATGTTGCTCGTGCTTTCAACATTCCACCGCATCTACTCGGACTACCAGGCACTAACTCATACGCATCAGTCGAGCAGAACAACCTTGCTTGGGTAACTCACTGCCTCAGACCAATCGTTCAGAAGATTGAAGGTGCACTATCACCGCTAATGGCTCGCTACCCAGGTGGAGAGAACGCATTTATTCGGTTCAACCTTGATGGCCTACTTCGTGCAGACATCAACTCAAGAATGGCTGCCTTCTCGACTGGCCTACAAGCTGGCTTCTTGACAATCAACGATGTTCGCAGACTTGAGGATTTGACACCAATCATGGATCCATCAGCCGACACCGTTCGTGTGCCTCTGGCTAATGTCAACATTGATGCTGCTGACCTATCTGCTCAGACAGAGCGAGTAGACATGGCTCAGAGATTGATTCAGGTTGGATTCGACCCAGTAGACGCTCTTGAGAAGCTCGGTCTACCTGCTATTGACCACACTGGTGTTCCTAGCGTTCAGTTGCAAAATGCTGGACAGTCACAAGACCCAGCAGCCGTCAAGGAATCTTACGGAGTAACTGATGATTAGCAATGGTCAGGTTTCGATTGGAACTGTTGCTACAGCAATAGATGGCGTATGGACAAACCCATCACGCATTACTATTCACAATAACGACAATTCCACAAACATTTATCTTGGCAATGACAATGTAACTTCTTCAAACGGCTTGTTATTGCTAAAAGAGCAAAGCTATCAATTCGACTTACAACCATTAGAACAAATCTGGGTAGTAAGCACAAAAGAAGGCCACACAATTAGTTGGATGAGGCAGACAATCTAATGATCAACCCAGGCAGATACAACATCACGGCATACCAAGGTGCAACATACGACCTAAACCTGACTTGGACAATCGGTGGTTCGGCTGTCAATCTGACAAACTACACGGCTGCTATGCAGGTTCGCACTACGCCAGCAGCAACCGCAACTATCTTTAGCCTGACCAACGGCACTGGTATTACACTCGGTGGCACTGCTGGCACAATCGCAGTAACAATCGGTGCTACTGCTATGGGTGCAGCAGAAGCAGGGCAGTATGTTTACGATTTAGAGCTGAACTCTGGTTCAGCTGTTACAAGACTTATTCAGGGAACTTTCCAAATCCAAGCTGAGGTCACTCGGTAATGTCAGCCTCTGTCCTAGAGATTACTGAAACAAACACACTTGTTTCGGTTCAAAATTCGGTTGTAAATGTTGGCGTAACTGAAACCAACACAACCGTAACTTTAGGCAACTCTGGCCCGCAGGGCATTCAAGGTATTCAGGGAGCAGTTGGCCCAGCTAACACGCTAACTATAGATTCGGTTACAGCAAGTGCTCCAGGCGGGGATGCTGAGGTAACAGTTTCTGGAACTGCACCTAATCAAACTCTTAGCTTTGTCATTCCAAGGGGAGAACAAGGCCCACAAGGTATTCAAGGTGCAACGGGTGCAACCGGTGCTACTGGAGCCACTGGTGCAACTGGAGCAACGGGGCCGCAAGGCCCACAGGGCCCACAGGGTGAGCAGGGTATTCAAGGAGCCACTGGCCCCCAAGGCGAGACTGGCCCACAAGGCCCGCAGGGCGAGCAAGGCATCCAAGGCATTCAAGGTGACACTGGCCCGACAGGCCCACAGGGCCCTCAAGGCGAACAGGGCATCCAAGGTATTCAGGGTATTCAGGGCGAGACAGGCCCTCAAGGCCCGCAAGGTGATACAGGCCCCGAAGGGCCTCAAGGCATACAGGGGGAAACTGGTGCTACTGGGCCACAGGGCGAACAGGGTATTCAAGGCATTCAAGGAGAGACAGGGCCGCAAGGGCCTCAAGGTATTCAAGGAGAAACGGGGCCACAAGGGCCACAAGGAATCCAAGGTGCAACGGGAGCAACGGGAGCAACAGGCCCCGCTGGAGTAGTTGCTGCTACTTCTCCGATTACTTACAACTCAGGAACTCAAACTGTTGGCATTGATGTGAATGCCGCAGGTATCACAATAAACGGCACGGCTGTCGCACTCGGTGGAACTGTTGTCGTGGAAGCGAGGCTGGCGTAATGCCCTATTACATAACTGACAAATCTTCAGAATGCTCAAGCTGGGCAGTGGTCAAAGAAGATGGCGAAGTCATGGCTTGCCACAACACTAAAAAAGAAGCACTTGACCAGATGGTAGCTATTTCATTGTCAGAAGGCATCGAGCCAGGTGGCGAAAGAGACATTCGTGCATTACCAGGTGACCTCAAAGTCGGTGACTATGTGTCTTGGAATTCTTCAGGCGGTAGGGCCCGTGGCGAAATTCAAGAGATTGTAGACAACGGATCTATCAATCCACCTAATTCTTCGGTTACAGTCAACGGCACGGAAAAAGACCCTGCTGCCTTGATTCAGGTATACCAGCCAGTCAGAGACGGATGGGAAGATACCGATGTGTATGTTGCCCACAAGTTCTCGACACTTACAAAGATTGCACCACTTCCTGAACCCAGTGATGAACCAGAAGATGAAGAAGATGAAGATATGGAAGAAAACTCCATGTCTGAAGCAGAATACCGAGAAGTAAACCTAGAGCCCCCAGCCTACATGCGAGCAGCAGCTCGTAGAGGTCTCAAATACTACGAAGAGGGGTATGGCGGAGATGGCTTGGTTGAAAGAACGATCCGTGAGGCGAGAGCGATGGCAGCTGGCAATGTCACTGCTGATAAATGGGTTAGGATTCGGGCTTGGATTGCTCGTCATCTTCCTGATTTGGATAGTCCCGCCGCAAGACCTGATTCGCCTGATTATCCTAGCCCTGGTGTAGTTGCACACTTGCTTTGGGGATCAGGCCCATCAAAGAGAGCAGCACAACGAGCACTCACTTATGCAGAAGGTGTAGTTGCTAGAATTGAAGAAGAAAATGAAGGCCGAGCGAAAGGCGAAGCATTGTCAAAGATAGAAACACGCAGAACTCCAACCTCCATTGAGGTTCGTGAAGAAGGCGATGGCATGAGATTCAGTGGGTATGCTGCTGTATTCAATTCTGCTAGTGAGCCTCTGCCTTTTATCGAGAGAATCGCACCAGGTGCATTCCGCAAATCCCTAAGAGCCCGCAATGACATCAAGTTCCTCTGGAATCACGATGCTGGCGAGGTTCTGGGTTCAACTCGTGCTGGAACTCTTATGCTTACAGAAGATGACAAAGGTTTGAGGGTTGATGGTCTACTACCGAACACTTCTCGTGGTCGTGATGTTGCTGAGCTGCTACGCCGTGGAGATGTTGACGCAATGAGCTTCGGCTTTAGCGTTCCTGCTGGAGGAGATTCATGGTCAGAGGATGGCTCAGAGAGAACCTTGAATTCGGTTCGTCTATTCGAGGTCTCCTTGGTTAGCTGGCCAGCATATACCGCTACGGCTGGCACTGTTGCTGTTCGTGGCTTAGACAAGATTGCTAAGAGAGCTGACATTGACGCTGATGCTCTAGCAGATGCTGTTTACAAACTTGAGGAAGGCGAAACTCTTACCGAGGATGAGGGTCGTCTAATTCAGCAAGCCGTAGAAACCCTGATGCCAAAGTCAGAGGGATCAGAACCTAGCGATAATTCGGTTGGACAGGCTATGCTGGCACTGAAGAAGAAGAAGCTCGAACTACTACTGAATGGAATCTAAGATGCCAAGCAAAGAAGAAATCAAAAAGGCTCTCCTAGCTGCCGCTGGAAACCCTGAATCAGGTGCAATCGTTTCGGTTGTAGATGACATGGCTAAGGCAGTAGAGAAGCTTCTGAAGCCAGAAGAAACTGTTGAAGTTGCTTTTGACAAGACCAATAGAGAAACACGGGTCACCGCACCTATCGAAAAGCGGTAAGCACTAGCCTCCTGTTTTCTTGGTTCAGGGGGCTTTGCTATGTCTAGCGTGTCCTACCTCCTGTAAACTTTTACTATCGGATGTGAGT